TTGCCACATCAAGTGCAACCTGTATTACATCTTGATTTTCAATAATTACATCTTTTTTCACGTTAGTTTCCTCATTATTACGTTTTAGTTTTTTCTGTTGAGATGATGCTTTCTTTTTAAAGTCAGCAAGTCTCGCCTTCATAAGAGTATCCATCTCTTTGGTCTTCTTGACCATCTTATCCTTTGCTTCACCACGCTTTTTCTGTAGATCTTTCTGTCTATTCAGTTTTTTCATCTGACCAATCTGTTTCTGTGCTCTCTCTGTTTCAGAGGACACTACTTCTGTGATTGGATTCTCAGTTTCTACATGTTCTTTTTTAGTTCCAGTCATTTTTCTACGTTGTATACGATTAAAAAGATCTTTTGCACCCGATGTGCGACCATCAACTGTTTCATTATTTTTCTTATACTTACGATGTTGTCTAGGATTTACCATGACAAATGCTGGTGGTAACTGTAAACCAGATCCATTACCAGCAGAGTTAATTGATTCAGTCATATTAGATTCAGTTGTTTTAGACATTCCTCGTCAACATCTTCGTTAAGTTTAGGTGGTAATCTATTTAGAAATAACATAAACGCCTTAATAATAGACCAGTATGTTGCTTCTACTTTATAGAATAGCAGCGGTGTTGCTGCTTCATCAAAGACATTATATAATACTATCACATGATTGAGTATCAGGTGAGTTTTTATCTCCCCCGTTGTCTCATACCTTCTCAGTAGTCTTTTAATGTACTTAAATCTCTTTAAGTCCTCTTCAAAGTCTGAGTAAGTAACGGACGACGGGTTGTTATAATTTTGAATAGCGAAGAATAACCAGTTATCTGGTGTCAATTCATTAATGTTCATTCATTAACTTCCGAATGTTAGAGTTCCTGCTCCGTTAGAGATAACTTCTTCTGTACCATTAGCAGAGGTGATCTTAACTCTGTAGTTCTGTCCATCTAATGTAGCACCAGCAAGTCCACTGTAACCAAGTGTGGCTGTAGTGAAGTTAGCATATGTGATACCTGTGTCAAGTGAAGCAGTGATATTCTGCCAACGCTTGGTTCCAGATTTCTGACGTTGCCAAACATAAGCAAGTGTGCCAGGTGTTCCTGTTGTACTTGTTGCAACAGCAAATGTACCAGCACCAGAAGATGAAGCAGAGTTACCAGGTTGTGATGTGATAGTTACAGCAGATGCAACCTCAGCAGCAATGGTATCATCAGATGCGTCACCAGATGTACCAGCAGCAACAGACATCGCTGCTATACACTCTGCCTTGTGACGAGTGTTACCATAGTGATCTGTATATGTTCTATACAACCACCAACCAGGATTTTTAATTCCACGAGACTTACTCTCAGCAAGAGAACCTTCAGTAGAATCAGCAAATACTAATTCATAACTGTTAGAGTCTCCACCTAGGATTACAAATTCTGCAACCTGTTTTGGAGGAGTTCTTTTAATTACACTAGCAGCTGCAACTGTAGCAGTTGATCCAGCATATACTTTGTGTAATTCAATACTAGTAGTGCTAGTAATACTCTTGACAATGTAGTTTACACCATCAATTTGAAGTACATCACCACCGACAACGGTGTCAGCAGCGTTCTTTGTTACAGTGGCATCACCATTGGTGACACCAATAGTGTTTGAGAATGCGGCTGCATCCGTTATTCCAATAAGTGACATTTTTTTATCTAATCTTGTTGTTCTAAGGTTTATTTATAAAAGGACTATTCTTTTGCGGCTATTGCAGCTTTGACAGTCTCAAGTAACTTGTCATCCATATCAGTTTTAGTCAGTTTAACTGCCTTACCTAAGATAACTAAGCAAATATCTATTAATTTTTCCCCAAGTTCCTCGTTTTCGGGAATCTTGTTTACTGCATCAGAAATTACTTTTGTTGCAAGTGGAAGTAAAAAAGAAAACATGGTATTATTCCATAATGTGTGTTCTTCTATTTATTACTTTTCCCACTCCCCCATTATTTCACCCATGATCTTCATAAAATCCTTGAATGACATGAGTTTTCCTACCCTATGATATCTCCTCGCTTTCAATACACCAGATTCAAATGATTCTTTCTTAACTTTCTTTTCTGGAAGACCTTTATGCTTGGTAGATGCAAAGTCCTTAGCATCTTTTTTCTTTATGCTGGCAGCAACTCTGGAAACCTCAGGTGAGGTAGTTTTCTTTTCACCCGTTTTTTGAGCTTGTCTAACCATCCCGAAGAATCTTTGTTGGGACTTTGAGACTGACTTTTCATCTAATACCTCCTCATTTGTAGCACGTGTAGTCATACCTTTACCTTGACCATCACTAAAGATGGGCATGACTTCTACATTACCAGACTTTTTATTCTTTAGTTTTTCTTTCTTCTTTATAGAATCAGTTTTGAATTGATCGTAGGATTTCATTATTTTTTCTTAGACATAGCAATAACTTTGCCAATCTTTTTGCGTCTTGCATGTAGATACTTATCAGACTTATCTACATCACCATCATTGTCGATATCAGCGTCTGCCTTACCAACTGGATCTAACTTCTTCTCTACAACTACATCATTATGTGGAATTGTATTACCATCCTTATCTTTTTGATGATGTTCTACTTGTATTTCTTCTTTCTTACAATCAGGAACAGACTTTCCTCCTTTCATCTTAGTTCCACTTGCCTTATATCCTTTCCAGCATGAAGCTTTCTTAGGATCTCTACCTATATTCTTACGTGCTTGCTGAAGACTACCCTCATCCATCTTGTCCCAGTTCTCGACTCTAATCTTTTCAAGAACCATTATCTCTCCATCAATTTCTACCTCTTCTCTCTCTAAGATGTTTGGACAATCTGCAGAGTCATGGTTACCACCACATTTTTCACATGTAATAACTACTTCTTCTTTAGTAGCAAGTTGTGCTTTAGGTGACTCCTTCTTAGGTCCTTTCTTCTTTGTCGTAATTTTTTCTAGTTCTGCACCATTTGACTGAGGATCCATTCCATCGAATGGTGCTTCAGATAAGTGAAAATCTGGTAGGTCTGTGTTTTGGAAGCATTCGCCACCCATCCACTTTCCATATTGTTCCATCAAACCTGATGAAAATCCATCATTGTTTTTGACGGTGTTGATTGTATCTTGCTTCTTCATTTACTTACAAGGAGGTTCTTCTCGTATTATTTATAGCTCTAACGTTTTTAATCCACTCACGAAACATTTTTCCTTCTTCAGATATAACAATTGCATAGTTACCACCCACTCTATGGATAGTTCCTTTGGTTCCTGTTCTTGAAGACATGACACTATCACCCTCGCTCAGACCTTTTTCATGTCTTTGCTCTTGTCTTAGTGCTTGTTCTCGTAGTTTCTTAAAATTTATCATTTATAGTTTGCGGGTAAGTTCGCTGCTACTTCAATCATCAGAGTTTTACAATCAGCATCTCCTAAAGACGTTGGTATACCAGACTTGAACGTTTTATAGTCGCCAGCAAATGCTGCTCGTCTCATTTTTGTTCCCGATACTTTAAATGTATCGCCATCTGCATCCCTAGAACCAGAAGATATGATGTCTAGTGTACGAAAAGAAAAGTCTTTATCGTTACCATTGTATTTATGGAGGAATTGCATAGCAGAAACTCTGTCAGATCCTACCAAAAATACAACCTCATCAAATCCTGCCATCATTATGTCCTGTAGTACCTTTACTGGATCTCTAGGTCCACTATAGATATGTCCTTTATGTGTAGGAAACATCTTATTCATATAATATAGTTTTCTATCAGGTAGTAAAGGGTTATTTCCTTTCTTATCTACAGTTTGTGAGATATAAATCCTATATTCATGTGTCCCTGCAATACGTTTTACTGCATCAAAGTTCTCTTTATGACCTGTGGTAGGAGGTTGAAACCTACCAAAGGTAAAATAACATTTGTTGCACTTTAACGCCATTTTTTTGCTAGTGTAAAGTTAATGTAAGAGAACTCTAGACGATTGACAAGTTTTACCATGTCACCATCTTTATGTAGAACGTAACCTTCAGGTCCTGTGACCTTATATCCATTGTCTGTTAATGCAAATGTCCTAAAGGTCTCCAGATCATCTAACTTATCAATTATAAACTGTTTGCTCTCTTGTATTTTTTTGTATAAGGTTATCATTGCCTTGAACTTATGCTCGTTTTCTCTAAGATAGTTCTGACTATGGTGTATCAACTTAGATTTTTGTGCTTTTGTTGCTGGTGTCTTTATCTTATCTACTAATGCTTTTGTTTTATCATAATAAAAATTATACAGACTAGCAAAAGTTTTACTAACATCACCAATAGCACGTGCTGCTTTGATTTCTGAATTAAAAAACTGTTTTACATAAGAAGCAACATGATATTTTTCATCTCCTTTAGTTCCTGATAAAAGAACTAACTGATCTAAGAAATCTCCACACTCCTTACAGTTTTTTTCTATGGTAGATATCATCTTATCAAAATTTATTTCTTCCTGATGATTCAATCCTACTTTATGCATAGGTGTATCGTTATTAATCACAGCAACTTCTTTAGTTTCTTGTAGTGTTTCACCAACACCAGCTTTTGCTTGCATAGATGGTACATGATCACCTGTATAATGTGTATGAAATACTATGATTACCTCAGCACTCTTAATTCTTTTACCTATTGGATGATCAACTGGTATTCCATATGTAAGTGCTTGATTACCAAACGTATAAAGTTTTTCTCCACTGACAGTTTCTGTTTTTACATCTGATTTTTCTGCTAAAAAGTCACCTTGTATTACACCAGTAATACCTAACTGAGAAAAATGTTTGAAACATAATTTTAATTTTTTTGCAAGGTCAGGTTGATGACCATAATACATATCAATACCATTTTCACTACTAGCAATTTTTGGTTCTTCTTTATTAAAAACTGATTTAGTTCCAATAAAAAAGTTTTCTGTTCTTGGATTAATCCCACAAACAACTGATGGTATACCATCCCATTTAGTTTGCATAAATCCTGTGCTATTGTCACACCCAAGCATTTTTCTTATTTCTTGTAGAAAATTAACCGCAGCAATACAACCCTCAACGCCATAGTTGAGCATTTCGTCTTCTAAATGTTCTAAATGTTTTAACTGTGTTACGTTTGCCATCAATACACCTTCACAAATACTGATGAAAAATCTAATTGAGAACTAGCAAACAAATATAATGCCTGTATAATTTGATCTGCCTTGGTTGGATTATCTCTTAATGCTTTTAGTAACCTAAGACCATTTAATTTACTATATCTCCACTCTTGTGGTTTTTCTGCAACAATATCTTCGTACTGTGCCATGTCACGTTCAATCAATGTTCCTCTTCGATTGTTAATTGCATCAAAATCTACTAACAATTGTGAAATTTCTCTAGTTATACCTATTCTAGCATTTCTATTACTAGGATTGCAAGCATTGTAAAGTTGATCGTTATTCCAAGGCATAGAATTAGGAGCATATTCATCTACAATACTCGCAACATTACCTCCACCACAACGACCATGTGCTGCTGTTGCTCCTTTTAATTCTATCTGCCATGATGCTTTCTTACCTCCAAAGTTTCTTAACTGAAACTTATCAAATTCACCACTACCATAGTAC